TTACACAATTTAATTCAGAATACGTCATTCCTTACAATTAAAACAAAGGGTATAAATTCATACTCAAGGTTGTATGAAGATTATCAAAATACTTTTGATGACACTTTGTTTACTAGAAAGATTCAGGAATCTTTAGGTCTTGACTTAGGGTGTGTTTCATATTCATCTAATCAAGAAAGTTTTATCAATGATGTGATGAATGCTTTCGTTAAAAACAAAAATATTAAAGTACCCAACGGTCACTACGATTATCTTTTAACGAAACTATATCCAACTGAGAAGTTCTTAAAAAAGAATGATAGAAAATTGGTGGCATCTGTTTTAGATATGTTAGGTATTAAAACTAAAGCAACAATTAAGATTTTACACGAATATCCTAACATCGACATTTACGGATTGTGTAAGTTCATTCATTATTTTGATAATGACTACGCAAAGTATATCGGTAACATAAACCCAATGACATTTGAAAAGTCAACTCGTAAATACGGTTTAAGAGATTACAACGACATTGGTATGAAATCAATGATGATACGAGAAAAAGGTAAAGTGTATGGGTTAAAAGATGTTGAAAAGGAAAACCTAATTAAGATAGTTAATTCATTTAACTATATGGATTCCAATAGTGTACTTTCAGAAAGATTTATTCAGTTAGTTGATGACCATATAAGAATGATTGAGAGGGTAAGGGAATATGATCCATCAATCTATTTGAAATCTAGAACTATGGATGAATTCCACGCCGAACATAGAGAGTTGACCAAAATGATGGGAGCAATTAAGAAGGGTTGGGTGATTGAATATCAATTTGACGAGAAGGTTTTGGAAGATTTGGAAAAACCTTTAGAATGTTTGGAGAATGATATGTCATTACACACATTATATCCGTATGTTCTCAAAAGAGAAGAAGATTATATTGAGGAGGGTTCGTTTATGCATCACTGTGTTGCGTCATATTCCGATAAGGACAAATCGATTATAGTATCGTTAAGGACTCAGAGCGGTATGGACAGAGTAACTTGTGAATTCGATATTCAATCAGGTAGATGCATTCAACAACGGTCATTCTGCAACGCTTCTCCACCATCTAAGTTTGAGGACGGACTTCTATTATTAAGTCAAAAAATTGAACTCTATTCTAGATGGGGAACACTTAATTGGAAAGAAAAAAAGAAGGTTCCGGTAAAAATAAATGGTGTTGAGATAGTCCAGGAATTACCAACAGTTAGGGTTACCGACATATTCAACGATATAAGATTACCCTTCGACAATTATTAACTACACAAATTAAATAAATCCATCTATATTTTACATAGATGGATTTATTATTAATACACAATCAGAAAAAAGTAGATAGTAAGAGCGGTTCAGCTTCTATATGTGATTTGAAATTGTATTCTGACGATAACAATATTGAGTTTGTTGGTACGTTTGATTTCGATTATCAACGATACGGTTCTAAAAGACAAGTCACATTTACACACACATTTAATTTAAACATATTGACAGGTGACATCGTTGTTGGTTACAAACTTAACAACAACCATCTAACAGACGAAAAACAATTTAAAACATCTTCATTACTTAAGAAGAATTCATTTAAGTTGTTGTGTGAACTAAGTGAGAATGGTTTTTACAGAGGTGAGAAAAGACTAAAGTTTTGGGGTGTGAAATATGATAGAGTAATTGAATCTATCAATGAAATTATCTATAAAAAAATAGAACCCCACTTTAAAAGTGATTTTATTAAATCTAAAAACTACCAACACAAAAGTATTATAAATCCACTATACGATATGTTGGTTGATTATCACTTGGACGTTAAAGATATTAAATCGCACGATGGGGTATATGAAGTTATCAAATATGAATACCCAAAGAAAAAGTGGTTACTTAAAAACGATAATAAGTTTCTACCGTCAGTTTTAGATTCATACGGAATCAAATCAAAATATCTAGTTAGTCAATTGAATATTAAATCCGATAAACCAGTTCACATTAGTTCTTTGAATTATCTTTGCAAATTATTCGGAGACAATTATTTAGAGTACTTGAAACAATTTGTTTGGGATTTACATTGTTATGATTTACCCCAAAACAAAAAAATACACCAACTTAAGAATGATGCGGAAAAGAAATCAATGGTTAGACTTATTAATAGTTGGGAGAAAGAAACATTGAAATCCGATTCACTAATCTACAACCTTAATAAATTGTTTTCAATTAGAGAACTGTTAGAATCAAAAGATGTTGAACTAAAGTTCAAAGCAAAAGATGATCACGAATTTGAAAACGTATTAGAATCCTGGTCGGGAATTAAACAACATCTTTCTCGTGGGTATAAATTGAGGTATGAATTTCCTGAAGACTTCGTTAATATTATTGAAACTGAAATTGATATCGATAGTGAAATATATACACCGAAGATTTTATTAACTGAAGAAGACTTTAGAACTGAGGGTTATAATATGAAGAACTGTATGAGTAAACAATTTACCAACGGTAACCTATATGTTTATGTTGCTTTAACACATAAAAGAAAAAGAATTAACCTACAATATAGAAAAGGTAACTTGGTCCAACAATATGGTAAAGCAAACACACCTGTTATTGATATATTCACTCCGGCAATTGAAACTTTAACCAATAGATTCAAATCACACCCAAATATTGAGTGGAAAAAAGAAAAATACGACATTTTAAATAACTAATAATCAATTAGTTATATAACATACTAAAAAATATTTCAATTTTTTTTCGTATTTCCGAAAATATCCCTACATTTGTATCGAAACAATTTAAACTTACAGACGTATGAAGTATTTTTCAGTATGTAGTGGTATGGAGGCGGCAACCGTTGCTTGGGAACCACTTGGTTGGGAGTGTGAAGGTCTATGTGACTTTGCATCTTTCCCACAAAAAGTCCTTAAACATCTTTATCCAGATGTTCCATTTTATTCAAATATGTTAAATTTATTAGACGATGAAAAATTCAAAAAAAACAATTTCGACGTATTCGTCGGAGGCACACCGTGCCAAGCGTTCTCTAGTGCCGGACTCGGAAAAGGAATGGATGACGAACGTTCTCAACTCGCCATTGAATATGGAAGAATTCTTGACGCAAAATCTCCCAAGTACAATATATGGGAAAACGTCGACGGTGTTTTTAACCAAAAACACAAAGAAGGGTTGTGTGACATCATCTCCTCTTTCACAGGTGTCGATTTTAGACCGGACAACATCAACAGAGGGGGAGGTATTGTTCAAGGTACCAAACGATCAATCGCTTATAGGGTTTTCGACTCCCAATATTTCGGAGTACCCCAACGACGCAAAAGAGTCTACATTGTCGGATATCGTGGAACCGACTGGAGAGTCCCTGCAGCCATACTATTTGACGAAGGATGTTTTAAAAAGTTTGGACAAAAGAATAATATCAAGAGGGATGACCGTACCAAAAGTGTTCTTGGACAAATTGAAATCGCTGGTACAATAACCAAATCATATTCACAAACATTAACAGATGGATTTGGTAAAATATCAACTTCAAACTATTGGGTTGATAGAAAAGGTATTCGTAGATTCACCGAAAAGGAATTATTGAGACTTCAGGGATTCCCCGATGATTATCTTGACTTTGAAATTGATGGAAAGAAACCATCATACTCGAACGTTAAGGGTATTGTTGGTAACTCAATGACTGTTAACGTAATGAGATGGATTGGTGAGAGAATACAAACGGTTGATGATATTTTGAAATCTCAAGAAAAAAATGTATATTAGATTATGCAAGAAAAAGAGTCAAAAACAAATAGTCATTTTTGGATAAGTTTAGTAAAATCAGGCATCAGAATTGGTGCCTGTTTTTTCCTTTTCCAAGAACAATTCGGTAACGCGGCAATAGGATTGGCGTTAGCTGAAGTATTAGGTATCGCTGAAGAAATATTTTAATCAAAAACAAAAGAATGAAAATTTTAACACAGCTTAGATTTTATGTGGTAGTCGCTACATTATCTTTTACAGGTTTGTTGATTAACTATCTAAATAATTTAGACGAGTTGAAAAAAACAAAAGAAGAATTACTAAAATGTCAAACCGATAAAGGATACATTCCTGGTGGTAACATTACTGAAAGTAATCTTCGTGATAGTTTAACTCAAGAACTATTCATTAGAGATACTCAAATTGGTAGATATGAAATAGCATTTGAAATCTTTAAAGAAAAAAACAAGAAGGCAGCTGAGGAATTTGATTTAATATTAACAACTCAAACAGAATAATATGGGTACCGATTTTCACATTGGTAATGGAAGTTACGTAAATTTACAAACTAGTAGTTTGGTTAAATTACAAGAACAGTTCATAGTATATACGGAGAATGGTCCGATAACATTGAACGTTGATATCGTTGCAGATTTTGCAACAATAGATAAGAAACACCACGAGATATTCTTTAACGTGTTATCATCTAAGTATTTAAATAAAGTGGCATTTGGAGATAATCCATTTTCAGAATGTAAACCAATCGTCCCAAGAAAATGGTGGCAGTTCTGGAAAACAAAATATGTCCAGGCATTAAAATAAAATCAATATGGTAAAGTTTGGAATTTTGTTAATCGTGGTAGGTTTATGGACCGCATTTGAAATTTATCGAGCACCATTGATGGATGAGAACACGGGTAGAATAATTAAACCCGGTAAAAAACTTAGTGACTTATGGCGAAAGCGACGATAGAATTTGATTTAAATGAATATGAAGATCGAATGGCACATCTTAGAGCCGTTAAATCTTCGGATATGGCTTTAGCCTTATGGACCATTACCCACAACACAAAAAAAAGTTTGGAATGGTCGTTAGAGGGAAAAGAAATCGATAAGTACGAAACTTTAGAATTAGTATACGAGAAAATTTACGAAATTCTAAATGAATATAACATAAACACTGACGAATTAACAGATTAAAATTATGATAGAATTCTTTAAGAAAAACCAAGACAACATAACAAAGGGAGGCGCAATTGCACTATTACTTATATGTTTCTTCCAACAACGAGAACTTGCAAAGTTACGAAAGGAAACACAAGTGATAAAAGAGATTAAGGTTGATGTTAAATCAACCGATTCTTTATTGAAAAAAAGTGGTTTAAAGTGATTACAATAAGTGAGTCAGCATTAGAACACGTAATAGAACTTATGGTGGGTGATGGTATAAGTCCAGACACCCACCATCTTCGTGTTGGGGTAAAGGGTGGAGGATGTTCGGGTCTTTCATATACAATGGACTTTGATGATACCATTAACGAATCGGACGATGTGTTCGAAGCGGGTAGAGGGATTAAATTAGTGGTAGATAAGAAATCGGTTTTATATCTATTTGGTACCGAGTTACAATACTCATCTGGATTAAATGGTAAAGGATTTACTTGGTCTAATCCTAATGCATCACGTGAATGTGGTTGTGGGTCCTCGTTTGCTGTTTAAGATTAAGATTTTATTTTTTTAAGATTTGGATTTTACTATTTTATAAGATATTTATAATAAAAATCTTATATGTGGTTAAATAAAATTAAATTAATTGAAGGTACTTTTTATAAAAAAAGTTCAATTGGTAATCCGTTTGAATATAAAAGAAAAAAACAAGTTGCTGAATTAAAATGTGATAATTGTGATAATATCTTTGATAGGGACATACACGAATTATCAAAAAACAGAAGAAATAATAATTTTAAACATTTTTGTAGTGAGTGCGACGCAAAAAGTTTAGGAGGAAAAATGGCGGGAGAAATAAGAAATAAAAAATACGAAGGAGAAGTTGGAAAAATAATAAAACCGAGAGGTGGTTATTATGAAATCTATGTTAGAAAAACTCATCCATATAGACCAGAACAAGATTGGATTAGACAACACATAATTGTTGTTGAAAACCACATTGGTAGGAAATTATTAGAAAATGAAGTTGTTCACCATATAGACGGGGATAAATTAAATAATAATATTGAAAATTTAGATATATGTTCAGTTTCTGAACATAATAATTGTCACGCAAAGGCGGAAAAAATAGTTTTTCAGTTATATAAAGAAGGGAAAGTTGGTTATGATAAAACTAAAAAAATTTATTACCTTCTATAATTTTTTATTTCCAATTTTTTTTATTATATTTTATTAAACATTAAAATCATATCATTATGCCAGAATTTACAGCAGAAGTAGACATCGACCCAAGTGAATTTATCGAATCTTGTAGTAAAAGAGAAAGAGATAGATTAGTTGAAATACTAATTGAGGATGGTTACATTCAACCAGACCAAGACACTAAGAACGGTAACAATGGAGTTCGTAATCCAAACGTTAACGACCAAATATTTTGGGAAAGTCTTGAGAAGTTAGCTAAGTGTAGAGATTTACTTTCAATACACGAAGAGAACTACATCAATAATCTTGCCGACAAGTATAAACATTTACGTTAATGAAGGTACTAGAATTATTTGCAGGTAGTAGATCTGTTGGTAAGATTGCTGAAGAATTGGGAATGGAAGTATTTTCATCCGATTTAACACCATTTGATGGGATACACTACGCTGTTAGTATTTTAGATTTCGACGTAACCAAGGTCCCATTTCAACCCGATGTAATCTGGGCTTCACCACCTTGTACAGGTTTTAGTGTTGCCGCGTTAGGACACCATTGGACTGGTGGTAAAGGTGCATATATTCCTAAGACCGACACTGCACGTTTGGGTATTGAATTGGTTAAGAAAACCATCGAAGTCATTGAACATTTCAATCCAACATATTGGTTTATTGAAAACCCAAGAGGAGTTCTTCGCAAGATGCCATTTATGGATAAGTTCAAACGAAATACTGTAACTTATTGTCAATATGGTGACGAAAGAATGAAACCTACCGACATATGGACTAACAGTGATGTATGGGTTCCAAGACCGATGTGTAAGAATGGTTCACCTTGTCACGTTGCAGCACCTAGAGGTTCTAAAACAGGAACACAAGGACGTTCAAATGCTTACGAAAGAAGTAAGATACCTGAAGATTTGTGTAGAGAGATTTTAAAGAGTTGTTTGTAATGTTCAATAAGTTTATAGAACGTAAAAGAATTCTGCAAGGTATGAAGGAAGATGATCTTCGCGAATACCTAAAGAAAATATTTCCAGACTTAGAGAAAACGGATGAGTTCGATTCTTCTGATGTGTTTAGTCGTTCTAAGAATACCAGAGCCGAGTTGAAATGTAGAGGAGAAGATTACGATGATTTCTTAATTGAAAAGTTAAAGTGGGATAAGTTACAGGAGTGTACCGAAAAAAGAGTGTTATATATTAGTAGTTCTTATAATGGTGTTTGGGTATTCGATGTTAAAAAAATACCCGAACCAAAATGGGAAGTACAAATGCACAATAAAACAACTGAGTTTAGTGACAATAGAAAAATACCTAAACTAGTTGGATTCTACCTCAAGGAATTGGGGACAGATATCACAAATCTTATTTTATGAAAATCAATCATCCGTTAGTAAAGGGTGTTGTAAAAGAAATTAAACCGAACATATATTGTGTATTGGTTGATGATCACTATGACAGGGCAATGCTGTTCTGTCGATACCAAGAATTCTACGAATCTCCATACAAAAAATTTAGAGGTAAACCATTCACTTGGATGGAATATATGAGATTCTATAAAAACGCCTGGAAGAAAGACGTCTTCACTTATCCAGAGGATTGGGCGGGATATAATATTCCTAGTAACGTACTTCAACAATCACATCATATATTTTGTAGAGATACTGAATATGATTTGATTATGAATGACATTTATTGGTATTGTGAAAAGGATTCCAAAGAAAAAAATAATGGTAAACAAACCGATTGGTATTTGATTGGGTCTAGTAGTAAAGATTTAAGAACTTTAGATCACGAGATTGCTCACGGTTTATATTTTACTAACAAAGATTATAAGAAAGACGTAACCAAACTGATAAAAGACATTAAACCAACTCATTACGAAAAGTTAAAGAAGAAACTTATTAAAATGGGTTACGTAAAAGATAAAAAAATTCTAAACGATGAAATCCAAGCGTTTATGTCAACAGGATTATATAACGGTATGGACACTAAGGAATTAAAAAAATACGAATCCAAGTTTAAAAAGAACTTTAAAAAATATAGTAATGGTTGATATATTAGGATGGGTGGCAACTGCGGTTGTGTTATTGTCAATGACATTTAAATCGATGTTTAAGTTAAGAATGGTTAATTCGGTTGCTTGTGTATTATGGGTTTGGTATGGTTATCTAATTATGAATAACCCAACTATGTTTGTAAACGCAGCAATATTAATAACTCACATAATATGGTTTTATAAAAATGAGAAACTTTAAATTCTACAAAGAAAGTGAACGTTGGTATGTAGACTTACCCGAATGGGAAGGTACACAAGGAGACTTAGAAATGGTTGCAGGTGCTGACACATTCTTGGATATAATTTCCCAAGGAGACGATGTAGTATATGTCACAATGAGTCAAATACCCTTTGAAGGATGCGAGGTTATCCAATTCCTAAGACTTGGTAGTTTAGAGGGGTTCGAATTAGGTGAAGGAGGTTGGTATTTTTTAAATGAATATCAAGGAGTAAGTTATGGTTTAGAGATGTGGCTTTGTGACGTTACAAAGTTCGTTTTCGGGGAGTTACCGAATAAAATCTATTTTAAATAATTCTTAGAAAAATACAAATTCAACGATATATATGTAATAGAAAAATACATATATGCAAGAAGAATTTGTTCCTTATCACCAACATCTTTTGATGAAGGTTTGGCTCACTAACCCTCCGAACAAAGTTAGTGTTTTAAATGAGTGGTTTATTCAGTTAGTTCATAAAGTTAAAATGGAAGTTGTGGGTGGACCTACTAGTGTTTACGTTGATTACCCAGGTAATGAAGGTTTAACAGGTACGGTAACTTTAGCAACATCTCACGCATCAATCCACATTTGGGACCACCAAGAACCCGCAATGGCTCAATTTGACATTTATAGTTGTAAGTGTTTCAAATTAGAAGAAGTGCTGGAACACTTTGAACCTTGGGGATTGGTTAAAGCCGAATGGGTTATGATTGATAGGAATGACACTCCAAAGGTTATTTCTGAAGGAAATTGGACACCACAAAACGATTATATTGAACAAAATTCATAGATAATATTGTTATATTCAAAAATATTATTTATATTAACACCATAACAAGGAAAAGATGAAAGTAATATTTTTAGATCACGACGGAGTGATTTGTTTAGCAACAGAGTGGGGTGGTAGATTTAAGAAACAACAAAAGGTTGGACGTAAATTGAGTCAATCGGTTATGTCTCTTGAATTAGACGCTCGTTTTGATGATTTCAATAAGAAAGCAATCGATATATTAAATGAAATTTTGGAAGAAACTAACGCTGAGATTATTGTCTCATCTGATTGGAAAAGATGGGCAACTGTTGAGGAGATGGGTGAATATTATGAGTCACAGGGAATCAAAAAGAAACCGATAGCATTCACTAAAAACTTAGGTGATTGTGATGTACCCGAAAACTTTATATGGTCACGTAAATGGGACTTAGAACAATCAAGATCCTTAGAGATACTTCAATACCTTAGAGATAACCCACAAATCACACATTGGGTTGCCGTAGATGATTTGAATATGGGAATCCCACAGACTCACGAAACTTGGGGTGAAATGGAAATGGATTGGGGATTAACTAACTTTGTCCTGACACCTAAGAGTAGGGAAGGTATTAAACAAAACGGTATTAAAGATAAAATTGTAAAATTTTTAACCGATGATTTATAGAACTAGAAAGTTGATTAAACCAGGTGACTTAAACCCAAGAGGAACTTTATTTGGAGGTCAATTATTAAAGTGGATTGATGAGGAGGCGGCAATTTTTGCTATATGTCAGTTAAGTAGTTCTAATATTGTAACTAAAGCAATGTCTGAAATTGATTTCGTAACCACAGCAAAGGTTGGTGATGTCATTGAATTTGGAATGGACTTGGTTAAATTTGGTACAACGTCAGTAACAATATGTTGTGATGTCAGAAACAAAAATACAAAAGAATCAATCATCAGAATTGATAAGATAGTTTTCGTTCTATTGGATGAAAATGGAAGACCTAAATCACACAACAAAAAGAACAAGTAATATGGAATACCTACCAATTTTCGGAATAATGTTTATCATTGTTGCATTTATCTCCTGGAGATGGGTTGAAGGTATTGACTATATGAGTAAAAACCATCCCGATTATAAGGGTGACGATCTCTTCGGTAAATTTGATGAGGATGAAGAGGAACATATATTATGAAAAAGAAAAAACCCGATTTAGTTGTTTGGAATGAAGAAAAAGGTTATTATCAAAAAGAGTTAACTTATGGAAGTAACCACGGAGCACCCGCAATTAAGTTGGACGATGTAAGTGGTTGGAAAGAATCTCAAATACATTCCGTAAATAAACAATTTAATTCCAAATACGAGGAACTAAAAAACGAATTTCAAAAGTTAATTGATGAGGTTAGGGATAACGAATTAGTTTACTCCTCAAAATACTCATTTATACCTGTTGTTGGTGAATCGTACCATCTTTACGATAAACAAGATGGAACCACATTTATGTCATTAATTGGCCCGAATCAATGGAAACAAAAATACATTGGAACATATAAATTAGATTCATCTTATAAATGGGTTAAATTGAACTAAAATTGTGATATTTATATTGATATGAAGAAGAATTTAATTGAACAGTTGGAAAGAATGCACAGACTTAATTACGGAAAACAAGTAATTAAAGAAGGTTTTCTTGATGATATATTAAAAGCGACTGGATTACGAAAAGCTGATGACCCCAAAAAGGCTGATTTAGTGAGTTCTGATGTTCAAGAATTTTATGATACGTTAGAATCGATAGACTCACCAATTTTCCAAAAGAGTGTTGGTAATATGGAATATCAAAAAGATGTTGAATCAACTCAAATTGGGTTGGTTATCTTAGGATATGAATTACCAAAATATGGTGTGGATGGTTTATTTGGTCCTGAGACTGCCGTGGCGGTAAACAAATTTAAATCAGATAACAATATTAAGGATTCGATTAATGAGGCACCGTTAGAGGCACCAATTACATTACGTGGTGTTAACTCAGAATTTGGTGAAAAAAGAAGTTATGAGAATCATCCTGGTGTTGATTTAAAGGCATCTTCAGGAACCGAAATTAAATCTCCAGCTGACGGTAAAGTAATTGACGCTAAATTTTCAACAGGTGGATGTGGAGGTACAATACAAATAGAACACGGTAACGGATTTGTTAGTAGATATTGTCACTGTAAAGATATTAAAGTTAACATCGGACAATCGGTAAAACAAGGAGAAGTTGTTGGGTTATCTGGAGGAGGTAAGGGTGATAAAGGTGCAGGTAGATCAACAGGTGCACATCTTCATTTTGAACTAAAGAAAAATGGACAATTAGTTGACCCTTTAGATTACATTGGTAAAGATATTGGGACATATGATTTCAGTAAATCGGGAGGTAAAGTTAAATCGACAATTACACCTGAAATGATTGAGGTAATGATTTCTAAATTAAAGAGTAAGGGTGTAACATCTGAAGATTTAAAAAAACATATTGACACGATTAATGTTGATGATTTGGCAGATAAGAACTTCTACGCTAAAATACTTGAAAATTTAAAGGCTCCAGTAACTGATGAGAATATGAAATTTATGTATGCTTGGAGACAGGCTGAGGGTAAAGGAGGAACTTACAATCCATTCAATACTTCTTGGGACTTACCTGGATCAACAAATATGAATTCTCACGGAGTGAAGAATTACAAATCAATGGAAGATGGTTTAATTGCAACGGTTAAAACACTTAAACACCCAAGATATAGTTGTATAGTTAATGGATTAAGAGACGATATCGGTGCAGATAATATTGCAAAATGTGAGTCATTGAAAACTTGGGGTACGGGTGATTTGGTGGCTAAAGTGGTTAGTTCATACAATAACGGAGCAAAACCAAAATTAGCAACTTTAGCTTAAATTCATTGGGTTACATATAATAAGTGTGATTCTGTGATATTTATATAAAAATACACATAGTAATGGAAATATCGAAAGAAAAATTAATGTCTATCATTTCAGAAAGTTCAATTGAAATGGATGAAATGGGACGTATATGGGATAAGGCAGACGCAATCAGTAGACCTATTAAAGATGACGAAGGTAACCTTATAGGTCACGATATGTTAATCGACCCAAATGACTCATCTAAAGGTAGAGTAAACGTAATATTCACTTGTGATATTGAGGAGTTTGTTAACAATCACCCAGATTTAGTTGCTAAACTAAAATCACAATATGGTAACGTTAAATGGTCTAGCGATACTTGTCCAAAATACAATCCACACAGAAATACTAAGAGAGTTTATAGTAGTTTACCTGACGATGAGGAGAACGATAGTAATATTGAACGCAGACCTTATCAAGCAAGTGGTGAAAGTTATGATGTACAGGAAAACATTAGAAGAATATTCAATCCAATTCTTAGAGATGAATTAGGTCTTGAGTCCGATAAAGGTAAACAATTTAATGAGGTACTTTCTAAAAGAAGTATTCCTGCAATTATCGTAAATGACCCTAAATTTGAAGATCGTCACAATGATGTTTGGAGAAATGATCAGATACAATATAAAGTTCATAGTTTCAATACATACGAAAACGCTCAAACTTTCTTAAAATCAGTAGTTGCAAGAATTGCGGGTAAAGACACTGAACAAAGCAACACAACCTATTTGGCAAGACAGTTTAATCAAAGATATAGTAATTGGGAAGAAACTAGAAAGAACGATAAAAGATACGAAGGTAAAACTAGTGTTTTTCAATTAGACAAGAGAGGTTTCTCAGAATTGAATCTTGACGTTTCAATGAAAATGGAATTCAGTATCACTGGTTTCAAACAAAATGACGAATTTGTTTGGGTTATTAGTATGAAGAACAAGTTTGGTAGAAAAAGACCTGACGAATATAGAATTTCTAACGGTGGATTAAAACCAATCACATTACAAGATGGTGGTTATTTAGATGAAGGTCGTATACAAGTAAGAAAAACGGTACCATTAGAGGATGTAGAATTTACAGAAGACAAGTCAATTATGTCGGTTTTCGCGGTATCGGAAGGATTAAGAGAAGCTATCCACGATTTCAAAGCGAATATTGAAGGTATCTCACCTAAGTCAGCATTAAAATATGCTAACGTTAAGAGATCTGATATTGAAAAAGTTAACGAATCGGTTGTTAAACTTTCATTAGATATTCTTAATCAAATTAAAAAATAAAACCTCTCCTTGGATAGTATCCCTGGACTGACCTGAGTCAGGTTTAAGTTAATCCCCAAAGAAATTTGGGGATTTTTTTATGATATATTTTGTGATATCAAAAAAAATACGTACATTTGTACAAACTTACTAACATTATGGGAACCTGTTACTATCGAATACCACAAGCATCCGAAATGGATGAAAGAAAATACAAACTACTTGAGAGTGTTGCTAACATTGAGCTAACACCTGATAACATTGAGCGAAACTTTTGTTTACCAAAGGAAGATTCTTTTGAATGTGAGAGTGTTTGGGACACTTTTCTCAACGGCACCAATATTCATTTAGGTAAGAGAAGTTATGGTTGGAAGTTCTGTTGGAACTTTCATAACAACAGATATTATTCAAATAAGGAGGAATTGTTATCCTTTATTCGTTCAGGTAGAGTTGTTGATGAATATGGTGAAGAAATGAATGTGGAGGAATTCATTACGATGGCACTTGAATGGGGAGAACCAGATGGTTTAGTGGTTAATGAAGATTATCGAAGGAAGGAAAGGGCTAGAGGTCACGGTATGTTCTGGCTCGATAGTGAAAAACACGACGATTTAATAATCGATGGACTTAGAGTAAGTACATCAACAGAATTCTCATAATAAATAAAACCTAAACACTATGAAAAAATTAATTACATTATTAGCATTAGTAACACTATCAAGTTGTTCAGAATTAAGACACATATCCTCAGATGGACTAACATATGAGAATGGAAACATTTACCATAAAGGTATTGTGATTGCCAAATTAAGTGGTGTTGAGGTGGCGTATGATAATCGTAAACTTGTTACTGAGGCCACATTTACATTAACGAGTTCCGAACATAATCACTTGGCATATGGTATTATAAAATTAGTCACACAAAGAAACCCTAAATGGGAAGTTGAAGTTGAAATAAAACCTGATGTCGATATTTTAAAATAAAAATGATGAATATCGATTCAATCAATCAGTTAATTAAATTGACTGATGAACCAGGTAAAGCGTCTGATGGCTATCATACCTTCGATGAACTTTATGAGTTTAGAAAATTATATAACGCAGCCCTGTTTAATGAGTGGGCAAATAGTGGAAAGTATTCTGTAGTGAAATCATTTCACCATAGTGATGGGACAAAGTGTTTTGGTGGTGGATGGTTTATTGTTATTGCACAACTACCAACAGGACAAATATCTAACCACTATAAATTAGAAGATTGGGATTTATTTGATTGTGATATTATTAGATACCCACCACAATTTGATGGTCACACACCACAAGATGTGTTAACAAGATTAAAAGATTTGATAGATGTTAAAGATAGAGGATAAAAGAAAAGTGTGGGTAACTTCAGATACTCACTTTGGTCACGGCAATATATGTCGTGGGACAACCAATTGGAGATTACCTAATGGTGACATTCCGGTAAATCAAACTAGAGATTTCTCAACATTAGATAAGATGAATGATGCAATTGTTAATAACATCAATGAGGTTGTTGGTCAAGACGATGTGTTGATTCATTTTGGTGATTGGTCATTCGGTGGATTTGAAAATATTCAAACATTGAGGGATAGAATCGTGTGTCAAGAGATACATTTAATCTTGGGTAATCACGACCACCACATCGATAGAAATAGAGAGAACTGTCAAAGTCTATTCACTAGTGTCCAATGGTTCTTACAATTGAATTATATGGGTGAGACAATGGAATGTATGCACTACCCAATATCGTCTTGGAATGGTTTACGTAAGGGTAGAATTATGTTACACGGACATTGTCACTTACCACATTCACAAAAGATTACCAATGGTAGACGAATGGATGTAGGTATGGACGGTCATCCAGAATTTAGACCATACGATTTACAT